TCTATAACCGACCTATCAACCACAAGTCTGTGCTGATTAAGGACAGGTTCAAGAGAATCAATAATACGATCTTCTTTGCGTACGTTAGCTCGAACTTCTTCAATGTCTACAGGTTGTCTACGGTTAATAAGATGTTTACGGAATAGTTCAGAAACGATACCATCACCAAAGTTAGTTTCGATGACTAGCTTAGTTACACCATACTTCTTACAACCATCTAGGATGCTAAGTAGTGTCTTGTCGCTATAACCGTCTCTAAAGGCTCTGATTTCATGTAGATATATAAAACCATTCCGTTGAGATAAGAAGGCTGCTGCAGTCTCATCTGTGCCCCTTCCAGAGGGATCTACGGAGCAGATAGTCTCTGAGTATTCTTCCCAATTCCCAGCGAGTTGCATAGGGGAGTAGAAGTAGTCTCCTGGTAATCCGACTGTAGGCAGATCTTTAATAACATTCTGGGGATCACTACACCAAATAATATTGTCGGGGGCAGTACGAGGATTAACGCTAGTAACGATAAGGTCTGCCATTTTGAGTGGAAACTTCTCAGCATCTGATAGGGATGTATCGAGTTGGAATTGAAGCATATAGTTAGACCTACCCATAGATGCTTCACGTTCTATGAGATCTTCGTCATTAAATCTGTCTGGATCAGTACATGTCCAAGGCTCTACCCCTAGATCTATATCTTCTTGTATTTGAGGAGCTAGTAGTCCTTCATACTGGGAGAGTTTAGATTTGGAGGGGTATCTTGCGGGCCAAACGAACGGACGGTACGAACGCTCTGCCAACTTACGATAGATAGTAAAAGTAGTCTGAGGAGTCCCGAGATACATAATACG